CCCGGCGTATCAAATTCGGAATCAGTAAACGTAAATTCCGAATGGTTGAAATAAAGACAGGCAAAGAAGATGCAGAAAGAACCAATCTGTTAGAGGCCGGTTGGTTTAAAAAGTGTCAGGCCCTTTTTGTTGATAAATACCAATACGGGCATTCGCTCATTCAGTTCGGTGATGTGATTGAACTTCCTCAAATTCGGTTCAACGGCGTTAAACTTGTACCACGGCGGCATGTTTGCCCGGAGTATGGCGTATTGCTTCCAAATGCAGGTGACGAACCTAAAAAGGGGATTGATTATAGAAACGGCACAATTGCAAACTGGTGTATTGAAGCCGGTGAGGAAGATGACTTGGGGCTTTACCTGAAAGTTGCACCGGCGGCAATTTCTAAAAAACATGTTCTTATCTTCTGGGATAATTTTGCTGAAAAGTTTGGATTACCAATACTTTACGGAAACACTTCGAGCAATAACAATAGTGATATTGTTAAGATGGAAAACATGTTACGGAACATGGGTAATTCCGCCTGGGGATTATTCCCGGAAGGCACAGAACTAAAACTCATTGAAACGGCCAAAGGTGACGCTTTCCAAGTGTTTGACAAGCGCGTAGAATTGGCAGATAAACAAATTTGCATCGCCCTCGGAGGTCAAACAATGGTATTCCTCGACGGTAGTAGCCGGTCACAGGCAGAAGTACACGAAGACGGGTTTGAAGAGTTAAAAGATTCGTATGCCGATGACTTTAAAGATTGGGCGAATATTAATTTGATTCCTTTTTGTATTAAACACGGTTTCCCGTTTGAAGGTTACCGTTTTGAGTGGGATGATTCAAAGGAATACCCCCCGGAACAAATGAAAGCAATTGAACAAATGATACTCGACAACTTTGAAGTAGACGGGCAATATTTCATTGATAAATACAACATTCCTATAATTGGCAAAAAGCAATTTACTATATCACAAGAAACGGAAAAGAAAGAAAAATTAAGCCGGGAGAAAGTCGATTTTTTCGGTTAGGCCCTTCGGACTATGAGGGGCTACATAAGCGTGCCAAAGAAATATATAGTAATTCTTTTATTACACTGTCAGAAGATAACAAACCGGACACAACAAAAGTAGAAGAGGCTTTTATGCGGGCTACCAAATGGCTTCATAGAAGTAAGAAGGACTTTACACCGGAAATTCTGAAAGCAAAACCGGTATTGGACCTGATAGAAGAAACAACGGCTGTATTAAATAAGGCGGTAACATTCGGCATTGGAGACACGAAAGTAAATGCAGAATTTACAAAAAATCTGACCGATAATATCTATGTATTTTCCGGCTTCAAGACTTTCCACGAAATGAAAGAAGCTGCCAATTTGCTGGTAGATGATAAAGGGAATAGAAAGCCATTTAATCAGTATTTAAACGATGTTCAAACGATTAATTCTACATACAATAAACAGTATCTGGGGGCAGAATATCAATTTACTACCTCTTCGGCACAAATGGCGGCTAAATGGGGTGAGTTGTCAGAAGATGAAGAACGGTATAACCTGCAATACAGAACAGCCGGGGACAGTAAAGTAAGAAAGGCTCATGCAGCACTGGAAGGTATCACATTACCGGCGAGTGACCCGTTTTGGGATGAATTTTACACGCCTAATGGCTTCGGATGTCGATGTAATGTGGTAAAGGTTCGCAAAAGTAAATACCCTCAAAGTGATAGTTCGGATTCAATTAAAAAAGGGAAAGAGGCTACGGCGGGTAAACATGCAGAGATGTTCC